ACACCGTGGTCGGAGCCGTGGGCTATAGCGGCACCGCCAACAAGACGGCCACGTTCGGCGCGGTGATCGGAAACATGCTGAAGCTCGTGGCGATCGCCGGCGTCTGGTACCAGGAGCCGTCGACGGGAATCACGATCTCGGCGTAAACGGGATAACCCATAGAAGAATCGCTACGAAGTGGCTGTCGCATCCGGCGAGCCTAGTTGCGCCGATGGTCCCGCAAGGGATACGGGGTGCGAAGCCAGAGCATTTTGGAGCGCATGAGTGGCTGCATCGATTCGCGAGGGAATCTTGACGGCGCTCGTTGCCGCGCTTTCGGGCGCCGGCGGTCCCGCGGGATTGACGGTGCACCGCGAGAGAACGCGGCCGATCGAAATCGATTCGCTGCCGGCGATCATGATCTACGCCGAGGACGAACAGCCGAAACCGCTCGGCGCGCAAGCGTACCGCGCGCCGCTCACCGAGCGCCAGCTCGCGATCGGCGTTGAATGCCGGGCGCTCGGCACCGCGACCGTCTCGCCGGACGAGGCTCTCGATCCGGTGGTGGTCTGGGCCACGCAAACGATTTTGGCGAACGAGGCGTTCGGCGGTCTCGCCAACGGAGTTGAGGAGGAACGCACGGTATGGAATTCGCGCGAGGGAGATCTGCCCATCGCGGCCGCCGCGGTCCACTTCACGATTAAATATCGGACGAGCAGGCTCGATCCGACTTCAGCGTCCTAGGAGGACACGATGAGTATCGTTTATCCAGTGCCACATCTCCCGATGCTGGGAAAAGGCTCGGTTCTGCTCGACATCTTCGACGTCAACGGGCTTCCCACCGGCTTCCAGCATTTGGGCAACGCCACAAAGTTCGAAATCGAATTGAAGGACGAGGTCGCGGAGCTGTTCCAGTCGCTCAACAAGAGCGTCACACAAATCGCCTCGGCCATCAAGAAACGCCAGGGCAAGGTCACCATCACCGGCACGGACTTCAGTTCCGCGCACCAGGCCATCGTGCAAATGTCGGCCGGGAAGACCACGCTCTCGCCCACGGCGACCACCTACACCTCCGAGGTGCTGGCATCGGCCACGGCCGTGAAAAAAGGCCGATACTTCCGCACGCTCAATTGGAACATCGACAACGTGACCATGCCGCCGGTCGTGAAGTCAGGTGTGACGACGCTCGTGGCCGGCACCGACTACGTTCTCGTGGACGCCATCAAGGGCATTTTCTATATTCCGCTCACCTCGACGGAAGTCGAGACGAGCTCGCTCACCGTCACCTACGACACGCTGGTCGGCTCGTTCGATCAGGTCGCGGCAGCCACGGTGCCGTTCCAGCAAGGGCATTTGCTGTTCGTGCCCGATCCGGTCGACGGCCAGAAGATCCTGGTCGATATCTGGAAGGTCAACCTGCATCCGCAGGGGCAGACGGGTTTCATCGCTGACGATTACGGGAACTGGTCGCTCGAGGGTGAAATCCTCGACAACACGGCCGCGACGCCGCTCGCTCCGTTCTACGAGCTCACTTTCTTCTAGAGGTTCGCACGCCTCTAGGAGTGCATGGCGGGGTTCCCGTGTTGAGGGGCGCGGTGCGCCCCGCCTTGCTGTATCGATGGAGGCGCATCATGCCCAAGCCGGTAAACAAAAGATTCGCCGAATTCGTCGGGACTTTGGACTACATCGAAGTGGCGCGCATCGTGATCGCGCCCGACGGCGGTTTCTCGGTCCCCTCGGAGAAGGACGGCCGCATCGCGCTGGTATCGCCAGGATCGCGCAAAGCGCTCGCGCGATTCTGCCGCGAGCTGGCGGACCGTCTCGAATCGTTCGCAAAGACGCCTGCAGGCAAGCGCCGCAGGGGATGAATCGGGCTTCGGTTCGACCGGAGTCCCGGAGGGTCGCTCGATGGAGGAATCGCTACAGCTCGACGGCAGGGAATTTCAGGGAACCTCGCAGTCACTTACCGCCGCTCAGGACGACTACATCCTTGCGCATCTGCGGCTCGCCGGCGTGCTCGAAGTATTCGCCGACGTCGATGGCCCGAATGGAAAGACAAAGGGCCGTTCGGACGAAAAACGCGCCGAGGACCTGCTCACCCGCATTCTGCTTTCTGGCCGCGCACCTTTCATTCTCGCCGGCTGCCTGACCGAGTCCGGGAGGAAATGGTCGCGCGCGGAAGCGGACTCGAACGCCGCGCGCTTCGCCGAGATCACCGACGGGGACGAGAAGACGGCCATGCGCGCGTCGATCGTGAAATTCATCATCGGTTTTTTCGGGTTCGGGGAGAAATCACCGGCGACTTCCCGGAAATCTTCGAGCCGGAAAGAAACGGACCGCCCTGGCGAGAGCGCGGAAGCCGCGACCTCGGCAGCTTCGCCGCAATAATCCGGGAGACGGCGGGGCACGATCCGGAGCGGTTCGACGAAGTGATGGACTGGCCGCTGCGCGATTTGTTTTTGGCGTACATCGCGCGGCTGCGCGAAACGGCGCTGCGGAACTATCAGACCGAGCTGCTGGTTTGGGCCATTCTCGCGCCGTACCAGAAGCGGCAATCGAAGCCGCCGGACCTTCCGGCGATTCTGAAATGAGGGGACTGACGTGGCGACCGGACCAGAAGTCAAAGTCACACTCACCGCCGAGGACACCGGCGTTTCGGCCGCAATCAAAGAGCTCGGCAACAATCTTAAGAACCTGAAAAAGACGCAGGACTCGGCCGCCTCGAGCGCCCACAATCTTTCCAACGCGCTGAAAACCATCGGCATCGGCGCCGCGATCGGCGCGCTCGCTTACAAATTCGTCGCGCTCGGTAAAAGCGTGTTCGAGTCCGGCGTCAATATCGCGCGCATGGCTCAGATGACGGGCGCGTCCGCCGGCCTGATCAGCGCCGCTTACTACAAGGCTTCGGAAGAACTGGGCATCGACACCTCGGTGGTGGACAAGGCCTTTGTTCGCCTCTCCAAATCCATCATCGAGTTCCAGCAGGGTTCGAGCATCGCTACCAAGGCCTTCCATCAGCTCGGCATCACCACGAAGGATTTCACCAACCTCAACACGGACCAAAAGATTCGCCTGGTGACGGACCGCCTGGGCGAGCTGAAAGCCGGCACGGAGAAGGCTGGCCTGGCGCAATTGATTCTCAGCCGCTCGGGTGCGACGGCGCTGCCCGTGCTGAATGCGCTGGCCGGCAAGGGATTCGCGGAAGCCACGCGCGAAGCCAAACGTTTCGGCCTGTACCTCGACGGCGATGGCGCGAGATCGATGCTGCATATGAAGCAAGAGCTCGGAGATATCGAGGGCGAAGCAAAGGGCGCTACGCTGCAGTTCGAGCTGGGTCTTGTTCCGGCGCTGGCCGACGTCGCCGGCGCAATCGCCGACGCCATCTCCGGCGTGGAAGGCGGAGGCAACGGATTCAAACGTTTAGGGGAGGAAGCCGGGAGCGTCGCGAAGGCGATCGCTTTTGGATTCCTCTCCGTCGGAGAATCGATCGGCAACACCATCGCCGAAATCGAAGTGGAGTGGGACTTCGCGATGAACCACATGAAGTCCGCGTCGAAGGCGGTATTCGCATCGATCGTTGGTTACGTCACGGGGGGCGTGGGCGGCGCGGCCTCGGCGGGAGCCCAATCACTCGCGGAGAGCAAGGGCGGCAAGGACCTCGCCGACCAGCTTGGCGCTATCGAGAAGGAGCACGAAGCAGCCCAGCAGAAACTCTACGACAACATCTACGGCGCGGGCGCGAAAACGGTCCCGAACGCGGGAACGAAGCCCGGCCAAGAGACGGCCGACCAACTGACGGAAATGAAGGTGCGCGAACAGGCCGCGGCCGATCAACTGGCCAAGGCGCGGGCGGGGCGAGCCAGAGCGGGCGGCGCAAGCCGGTTGTCCGTCGAGAGGGCCACTTTCGCCCAGCAGGAAGAACAGCTCAAAGGCCACTACGACCGCGCGGAGATTTCCGCGGCGGAATATTATGCCAAGCTCGAAGAGTTTGCCGGGACGCAAGCGAAAGACGAAGTGACGGATCTGCAAAAGCAGATCGTCGAGCAGCAGGCGCTGCGAACGCGCGCGCTCCGGGAAGCGGCGGCGAACCGGCGCGCCGGTGCGGACAAAAGCCTGACGCCGCAATTGCGCAACGAATACATCCAGGCGGCTAACCGGCAGGCACTGGAGGCGGTGTCCGCGCGGCAAGCCATTGCCGGACTGCAGGCGAAGATCCAGACGACCGAAATCGAGGCGCAGACCAAGATCGGCTCGCTCCGCGACAAGCAGGCCGCGAAGGACAAAGAAAACGCGAAGGTGCGGCTCGGCTTCGAGGACCAGATGCTCAAGTCCGAGGGCAAAACCTTCGACGCGGCGATAAATAAAATCAAGGAAGAGGCCGCGGAGTATGCAAAGGCCGGCGGCACGGTCGAGCAGGTCGCGGCGTTCTCCAAGCAAGAGAACGCGCAGGCGTTTTTCGAGAAGACGGCGGGCGATTCGCGCACGGGCATGCAGCAGTTCGAGATCCAGAAGAAGACCATCGAGATCCGCGCGAAAAGCGGAAAGCTGGGCAAGCTCGCCGAGGAGCGCGAAATAAATCAGCTCATCGCGCAGCGCATTCCACTCTTGCAGCAGCAGGCCCAGGCGGAGCTCGCGGCCGCTCGCGCGAGCGGCAACATGGACGACATTCAGAAGGCGCAGAACCAAGTGCAGGCCGTCCAGAACCTGAAAGTACAGACCACTTCGCTCGCTGCGCAGATGCGCGGTCCCATCACGCAGAGTTTCACGGGTTTCTTCGAGACCGTCGGCCGCGGCACCGAGACGGTCCAGCGCT